TTACCAACCTGACGAGGCATCTTACAGATCGTGTACCTGTTTGAGTCGAAGACGTTGAACATCTTGACTTGGTACTTATAAGGCTCAAACTGTATAAGGCCGCGGTCGACGTTGACGATCTTAACGTATTGGTTACAGAAGTATTCAACGTCTTTGGAGCACTTGAGGTACTCCTGAACCTGATCCGCGGTGAATGGTATCTTAACGTCGCGGCTCTTAAGGTTTTTATTGCCTAGGTATATCTCACTCATTGCTCTTTATCATCTTCAGCAAGTCTGCCGATGTCAAGTACAGGTTGTTGTTGACGGTCTTAGGACCCTCGTCTTTGTCATCTTCGAGCTGCTTCTGCTTCTTCGCGAGCTCAAGCAGGTCTTTGTTGGCGTCGACCATAGTCTTCAATAGGTTGGTCACCACCTCGAAAGCTCGAGGCGATTCGGACTGCTTTGCCACGTCGATGATGTCCTCAAGCGCATGTGATCCCTTGTTGATGAGATCATATAAGTTGCTGCGCGCAAACTCGTAGTCGTCGGTCGCGATCTTAGGAGTCAAGTCGGTGATCCTAGATTTAGCCGGCATATCTGGTAGATTCAAGGTCTGTCCAATCACGTCTTTTTTATCAACCACTTGGGAAGTCCGTCGTTGTTATGATGTAGTCAAAGTTGTCGGTCTCATCGATCGATGTATATGAAACAGTATTTGCAAGTAGAGTAGTTGGGTTACCGTTGGCATCGAGTCCCGGCTGGGTCACGACTCGATTTAATGCAGCTGTCGCTTCCATGGGTGCGTATGAGTTGACCGTCGCTATCTTAATCTGCTTAGCCTGAGTAACCGGACCATATAGGTAAGCTTTCATCGTAAAGTTGATTGTCCAGATTAAAGCCCTTCTTTGAGTAAAGTCGGTCGAATAAGTGTCCTCAATGTTTACGCTTGTGATGAGAATCGGAATGTCAGTAGTGTTCTCAAAGTCGGCGAGAAGCCTAGCTGAGATTGTCCACTCAGGTGTAAAGTATGGAAGAATCTGCTCAACTATCCTAGTCGCGTCTTCGGTCTGCTTAGTCATGATCGACATCGTGAACTCGATGTCATAGGGAACCGGTGCGTATACTTTCTTAAGAACGCTGTTGCCGTTGACGTTCTGATTGGTATACAACGGCACAGTGGTCTGAAGCTTTCTGTCGCTTGCATACCTAATGCCGCTTATCTCAAAACCTATCCTAGGTAGTATTGCAGCTTCTTGAACTATCCCTGTTGGATTAGCTTCAACACGCGCCAAAAACTTTTCACGTGGACCGTAAGCAATTGGAACTTTTATTGCCGAAGCGACCGTGCCGTCGGCATTCAACTTCTCAATCTTTATGTTGTTGAAAAGTGTACCAAAAATAACTACGTACTTACGTAGAAGTGAGTGATAGAATGGAACTGAAAGCATTATGCCCTATAGCCTCCAGCTTTTTCACTGAATGGATCAAACTCAGTGAAGTCTATGAAGTCTTCACCTTCTTGCTCAAACACTTCGTTTTGAGCTTCAATGTCTATGTTATCTATCTTGTAGCTCTCAAGGACCAACCTCTCACCCACTTCGGTGATGAGCTTGTTTCCGTTCTCAAGAAGAAGCTCGTAGTTTTCACCCCTGATAGAGAACGTATTATAAACGTCGTCAATCTCAGGTATACCGGTGTTAAACTTCTCGCTATTTGCTTCATAAAGCTCACACGTAAGATCGTAAGTTTGAAGCGCCCCAAGCTGATAGAAAATTGGTTTAACGTCGGCTTTCTTTATCTGAAAGATCGACCTTGTCAAAGGAAACCAAATTAAGTCACCTTCAAGCGGTCTAATTTCAGAATTATAGTTGCCAACTTCAGCGGCGAAGGTTCGCTGTGCCATCGTAAATACGATTTGATCTTGTACTTGGATACCAAACTTTGATAAGAACTCTCCGTCGCCAGTGAATCCATCTACGTTTCTTATGTATGCTTCAACCAAGAAAGCTGAGTTGAAAGAATATGTAGAACCTTCTCTGAATACCGCGTCACGATTATTCGTGGTCCTAGGAAGATAGAATACATCGATGCCGTAGATCTTAATCGATTCAATGATTAAGTCTTCGATTAATGTTTGCTCGGCGTACGAGTTAAAGTTGTTGAAGAAGACGGAAGTCGCCATCGATCATCCGATCATGTCGTAAGACGGAAGCGAATAAGACGTAGACATCTCACCCTCGAGCTTTTCGATCTCAGCTTCGGCGTCGTTGTATATCTTCTCCCCGTTGAAGGTCACCCCTCCCGGAAGCTGCAGCCCGTTGAACTTTGTCAAGTTTGTTCCCCACTGCTTCTTGATAAGCTGGGTCGCGTACCTCTGAAGCCAACGATCGTTCCACACGTCGGTGAACTTTGTTGGGTCAACGATCTGATAGGCTTCAACCAATAAGAATTGACCCGCTTCGACTTTGTTCCAGTTCATGTCGATGTACAAACGATTCGTGTTCCTATTGTAGCGAATCGGTTGCTTACCGACCAGTAGTTGTTCAAGCAGCTGGATATGCTGGAACGCCATGTAATAGGGAACCATCGACTGATAGGTCAAGGTGTACAGGTCGTTCAACGCGATCTGATAGCGAATATTGAAGATGTTGTTAGTCGCTATGTAGTCGCCGATGTCGAATATGTTGACGACGCCTATGATATTCTGTGGAATTGTTACGTATCCACCCTTGAACGCCTGAACGCTTGCGCCCGATCCCGTGCTTGTGGTTATATTCACGTTTGGATCAAGCCTGTATCCAGATCCCCTTGCGGTGACGTTGATAGAGCTTATGGTGCCGTTGGCATAAGTCGTTATCGTGCCAGTCGCGCCTGTTCCGGTGGTGTCTCCGGATGCAGCGGTTATTGAGATCGTATCGGCGTTTGAGTATCCAGTTCCACCGTCGTACACCACGATCTCTTTCACGACGTCGGGAAAGTCGCCGGCCGTAAAGACGTATCGATAGTACTGCTTCTCGGTGCCATCGAAGTGATAGTCGTAGTAGTACTTCAGGGCTTCGTCGATGCGATCGTCGACTTGGTCGTCGTCGACGTTTATCTCGATGACGGGTTTACCCAGCTTACGCAGGCAGTACTCTTTGAATTGATCTCTGGTCGTTGGAGTGGCCATTATAAATTCCTTCTTTCAAGTATTTATAATCAGCCGTAGCACCTAACGTTCGGGCTGCCAGCCGCTGCCGCGGGCGCGCAGTGGGCCCCGCCGGGAACTGGACATAGACTGTCGGGATCGGCGCTGTCGCCGTTTATTATTATAGGTTTATTGTTTATCTTAACGGTTGAACCGGAGGCGATGAGTCCGCCGCCTCCGTCTGTGTTTTGATCGGCATTGACAGCCCACAGAAGACCATTGACGAATACCGTCGATTGACCGGATACTATTGTGGTCGCACCGCACGTCCTAGCGTCGGTGTTTCTATGGGCAGCTGCCAACTCAAGCTCCTAAGAGTTGCTTAAACTCGTTGGTGTGCTTCTGACGATCTTCGAGACCGATGGTGCCTCCGTTGATCCTCTTCGTCACGGCGACTACGTCGTCTTTGTCGGCGAGTGCGTTCAGACCATTCTTTTTCCAGAACCAAGCGGCTGATTCAATTGCTCCTTGAGGAGTGCCGAGGTAAGCGACAGCTTCGTCGACGCTCACTCCGGAATCAGCAGCGAACCCAGAATAGTTGCTTTTTCCGGTAAGTTGGATAAGTCCGCGGCCGCGAAACCTATAGCCGTCGCCAGAAGCAGTATCGCCATTACCCATTCTCGAGGCGTAAACAACGTTCGCAATCTTTTCAGGCTTTCTAGCATATTCGTTCGGGTCCTTGTCCCTGAAATACTTTGGGAAGATCTTCATCAGACCATCGGCTGAGTAGTTGAGGTTCTCCTCGATGACTCGAAAGCCACCCGATTCGTGTGCGGTCTGAGCGAGGAAGTGTGCGAGCCTGAGACCTGTGATCTCATACTTGCTTGCGAGAGTTTCAAAACTTTCGACCAAAGCTTTGACGATGTCAGGCTTTGAGTTAGGGTATCCATGTTTAATCTGTTCTTCAGTAAGCATCATTGCCTCCAGTTCGTGTTGCTAAGAATCTTTTGTATTTATCATAGCGCGAAAGTGAATATCCAGCCGGTAGCAAGAAGAATCAATCCCCAAGCTCCGAGAGCGCTGTAGTACGTCTTAAGAGGCGTACCGAAGTACCTATTACCGATTACCACGCACTTATGGGTAGGTGATAAAAGGTAACCTACGTAGTCGACGGCGAAGAACCAAAGGAAGTACTCAACGCCGAACACTTGGGCCATGAGGGCAGCTACCGCGACGAACTTGCCGGAAGAACCCATGAAGAAAGACGCCGCAAATCCAATGGCTGAGATGATAGCCATGCCGACGAAAGTCTTTGGATCAAAAGCGGAGCTTTTGATGAGTTCAGTAATGAAGGGCTCTTGACTCTTAAAATAGTTGCCCGCAACGATCGCGACGCCTGCGATGATTAAGACTTGCCAGTTAACATAAGAAAGCAGTCTTTTCCAGCTCCATTGCTGAGTCAAAAGTATGTAGTAGAGAGTCAAAGCTCCAAAGACTAATATAAAGTCGACTTCGTATATGTAAGCCGCGATTGCGGCGAACATAGGGACTACGTTTCTAACGACGGCTGAGATCTTAAACTCTGCATCTTCGATCGCTACTTCTTCGTCTTTCACTTTATTCCAGATGTACCAGTAGATGAAAACAAACGATGTGATGAGTAGAGGAGCTATGAATCCGATCCAAGCGGCGTAAGTCATTCCAAGCATGGCGATTGGAAGGATCACCGTCTTCTCAAGAGGAGACCACATATAGTAGTGATGGGTAGCGAGGTAGTCAACGATTCCCATCTTCTCCCTGCCGTGACCGCACTTAGGAGCCACGGTGTCTAACAAACCAGCCGACACTGTTACACGGCCCTCGATGGGCAAGATGCCTCCGATAGCCGATAATAAAACAACGACGGCTTTATTTGATTTGAAAGTATTTTTAATGTAAGCGTACGCTGGTGCAAAAAGGTTGTATTCTTTCGCCAAACCCGCCGTGATCATGATAAAGAATATCATCCATAAGTAAGATAATCCAGATAAGTACTGCATTTCAATCTTTTTTCTTTCCAATAAATGTGTTGTACATCTTTCTAATTAAATTTTTGTTAAGTTCAAAAACGTTGTTGTCTAAGAACTTTTTCTTTTTTACCCATGATTCATCGTCTTTATTCATATCACGAACTATAAGATCTAATCTATTATCCGTCATAGGTATTAGATGACAGAGAGTTTCTCCGGCTTTGATAGTTCTTCTTCCTATGAAATTGACGTAGCCCTGTATGTTTATCTCAGAAGATACTGAAGGATCAAGTATACCCATCGCCGATTCAAAGTCTTGACGATCAGAATAAGCTAAAGGAAGCATCATAAGCTTGTATTTAGATTTAACGTGCCATGGCGTGTTCAACTTAAGTATATGTTTGTTAGACCATGGCTTCTTAGGAATATGCTTAGAGACCGAATCTCCTCTTTGAATTTGCGCAGGAGGTTTTCCTAGTAACTCTTCCATTACAGGATTTAAGAACGCTTCAAGTTTATCATCGGTAGAAACAATTTCAACATCCCACGGTGATTGAACCACATACCCAGTCGCAAAAAGCTCAAATATGCCTGGGCACTTAGCAACATTTAAGGTGTTAGTCATTTCATTTCTTGCAGATTTAACCCATTCCGGTATAGCT